ATCCAATGGTGCAGTCGAATTTAATCAGCCAACCAGCCCCCAAACTCTCAGAGCTTGTGTCACCTGCAACCAGAGCCAGGCTCACAGTGCCACTGCTGATGGTTGCAGTGGCTGCATCCTTCAGGGTCTCACCAGTGGGCTTATAAATGGTGCAAGTGGCAGCACTGATGCTGGGGGCTGCATTGGCCTTCTCAATAGTGAGTGACACAGTTTGGGCCTTGCCCTTTTCAATCAGGGTGGGGCCTTTCCATCTTGCAGAATAGACTGCATCACTCATGAGTCACCTTAGGCAATGTTTCCAGAGAACATGAAAAACAGCGACCAACCAGAAGAAGCCCCAGCAGCCACACTGTCTGCAGCATAGATAATGGCACAATCATTTTGGTCAATTCTGCAAACTTCTGTTGAGCCATCAGGCTGAAACACAACAAAAATTTCAGCAGCATCAGACTTGTTGGCGATGTAATAATAGCGCCCCTTGGTGTGCCCACTGGGCATGTGCAAATTTCGACTGCTGCCACCACAATCCAGGGCTTGCATCATTGAGTCTTTTAAAGTCAATGTCTTGTCACCAGACAAGGTTTCTGCATTCCACCCATCAGGCATTGCAATTGGTCGCGGTATGTTGAAAGGTGTTGCACCTTTGTAATTAGCCATTTTGATTATTCCTCATCTTTTCACGCTGTCTTTTGCTTGGGCCTGCGTCTTCTCGCCTGTCTTTGCGGATCGCGCATTCCCTTGCCTTTTGTTTAGCGTATTCCCGATTAGAACCATTTTGCACCATGTGTCGCACCATGCGATCCATGGCTTCTCTTCTCCCTTCTCTCTCCCCACTCATGTCATCCCTTCAAAGGGTCTGTTGCCCTTTTGGCCTTTCTTGGCTTTGCTGTCTTTGCTTCTTTGTGTGACATCTTAGCCCAAGCAGCTTGCATGTCAGCAAGTGTTTGCTGTGCTTTGTCCAATTTAACTTTCAAATGAGGATTGCGATCAAGTCTATTCAAAAGGCGGTCAACCCTTTCTTGCTGGGCATCCTCGAGTTTTTCAAAGATCTCAACCCTCATGGGCTCGATTATTCCACACTCAATTAAATGGGCTCTGAAATTATCCCACTCGCCTTCTTGTGCTCGCCACACAATCTGGCCATTGCTCAACACTGTGGCCTCAGTGCACCAATCAACAAACCATTTCCCACCATGCTCAGTGGGGTAAAAGCTGACATAGCCCTGATATTCACCAAGGCGCGCATCATTTGGGTTGATAAAAACACCACCCTTTTGCTGCACTGTGACAATTGCAGGTGTCAAATCACCATTGCTTGAGACACCATTGCAACCAGGCTTTGCAATAATCTTTTTGGGCTTGGGCAGAAATTGTCCGGTTTTGTTGTGCCATTCCCAAGATTGTGGGTAATGCACATATACAAAACGCTCACCAACCTTGGTGCCCCTTCTGACAGGCAAGCCCTGCACCTCTTTTACATCACCCCTGTATCGGGTTGGCTGGCTTAATTTTATTGTGCTGCTCATTGCTTTTGCTCCTTTATAAAAGGGCACCCCTGCAAAGTACAGAGGTGCCCTGATTTGGCTTATGTGCCAAGGCCCAAATGGCCATCACACATCACTAATAATTTCCACTCCACGCAGATCTTCTGCTTCTACTACCGATGGGTAGCAATGACCCCAAAGGGAAGTCAAGGCGTTGCCTTGGTCGCGTTGCGTCTCAATTACCAATTCTGGCGTATCAACCAAAATGTTGGCTTGTGGGATGTGACCACCACTCAAAACGCTCACAGGTGCCAAGGTGTAAGCAAAGCAGCCTTGTGCAAACATTGCGCCACTGTAATCAGCATTAGTGTTGACTTTGGTTACAGAGTCAGACTGATAAAAATCAATCCCCATCCAACTGCCCTTGAAGCCAGGCCCTTTAGCAGCAATGGCCAACATCTCTGCAGATGCAGGCATAAATTGGGCTGGGCCCACTTCACCGCGCAAGCTGCTCAACAGGTCATTTAGCTGGGATGGGTGGAGCACGCAGGTGTACCCACCCACATTGCTTTGACTGTTGAGCTGGTAAACAGCATCAAAAATGCTGTCAGTGTCCAGATCAACACCAGAGCCAGGCCCAACATCATTGGCCAAAGCTGGGAATAGGTCACACAAAAGATCTGTCATGGTCAGGCTCACACCTTCAACAATGCGACTAACCACAGAATCAAGATCAATAGGCCCACCAGTGATGCCAAAAAGATCGGAAACTTTGTATTGGATCGAATACCGAGAAGGGGCCAAGCTAAATTTGCCAGTTGAATAAGCAGACTCAGAAAAACCACCAGACGTTTCAGAGCTTGCGCCACTGAATGCCAAGGGTACTGCATTCTGGCTTACATCCATGGTGTTAGAGCCGAGAGCCTGAAAAGGCACATTGGTCATCACGGATCGTAAATCCACAGAGTCATAGAGTTTTTCAAGCACAAGAGCACTGAGCACCTGTGCTACACGTCCACCATTGCTGGACAAATTGGCAAAAGTAATGTTGGCCATTTTTTGGGCCTCCCTAATTTGTTGATCGTTAATGTCAGCCAAATCAGGGGCTGGGCCTGCTTTGTGAGCCTATCGGCCAAGCCCCTGCAGTGTCAAGCCCTGCTTTTAATCAAGCCCTCTGCTGCCAATGCTTTCAGGATGGCATCTTTATTGGCACCAAGCCTGCCACCATTTTGAGCCATGACGGCTTTTATGTCATCTCTGGCCCATGTCTTGCCATTAGTGCTGGCTGGCTGGTTGGCCCCTGCATTGGGGTTGCCAATTGGTGCTGTCTTGGTTTCTGGCTCAACTGGCTTGGCTTCTGTTTCTGCTGGCTTTGCTTCTGGTGGTGGTGCTGCAGTCTTTAAAAATGGTGCCAGCAATGGGCTTGGTTTTGCCTTCTGGTTTTCAATCCACTCATCAAAGCTACCAGCATCATCAGCCTTGCTAAATCGGCTTCTCACAAATTCGCGGATCTCTGGGTCAGTTACCCCAAGGCCCATCAATGTCATGTCTTGATTGTGGCCTGTTTTAATGCTTTCCATTGCTTCTGTTGCTTTTGTGAGCTCAGCTTGCAAGGCCTTTAATTGCTCTGCCAAAGCTGTCTGTTGTGCCTCTGCTTCTCTTCTTTTGTCTGCTTCTTCTTTCAATCGGTAGCTTGGCACCATGTTGGCTGCTGCTTTGCTTTCCTCTTGCTGCTCTTCACTCATAGTCTGTCACCTCTTGCGCTGGTGGTGCGATTGGTGGCCCCTGCTCCTCAGTTTGCTCAACTGCTGGGGCAGGTGCCTGGTTTGCTGGCTCACTTTGAGCCAAAATCTGTGCCATGCGATCAATGTCAATCAGCTTGCTTACTGCTTGCTCATCACTCTCACATTGTGGATGCAATTCTCGATATGCATCAACCCTTGACATTAAGCCAAGCTCCATCTGCATCTTAATGGCCTCAAGCTTTGCCTTTTGCTCTTGGGCTGACTCTTCAATGCTGCCATACTCAATCTGATAGGCTTCTGGGTCTTCTGGCAATTGTGGGCTTGGCACAGCATAAGCATTGACCATTTTGGCAGCCAAGGCCATTAAGTTTCTGTCTGCTTCAAGCCTGGCAGGCTCAAGCCTTTTTTGCTGGCGTCGCATGCCATCCCTGCTGACTACAATGGCATAGCCTGATTGGCCTTGGGTTACCTGCAGATCACTTGGATTAAGACCAGCAAAGATAGCCAGCCCTTTTTCATAGTGTGTCAATGCTTCTGCTGCACTGGCAGGTTCCATGGCTGGGCTGTATTGTCCGATTTGACCACCTGCAGGCCCATCACTTTTAAATTTTAGAATTGATTTGTGATCAGTGGGTATCACTTCAATCTGATGGCCTGCATAGTTTCTGGTAATGCCTGCTTGTGTTGTTATGTCAACAGCATAGCGCTGTGGGTATGCGCTCGATTGGTAGCCCTCACACCAATGGCTCATCAGACCCATCAGCCTAAGTGCCCCAGCTTCTATCTCTGAGCCCTCATGAAAGCCCCACAGCTTGTGGCCCACTTCTGCATGGATCAAAACATAAGGCAGACAAGCAATGCCATTGATGATGTACGGATATTGGCCAACCAATTCAGGTGCAAATTGCTCTGTTACGTCTTGCCTTTCATTTTGGGCATTAATTGTCTCAATCTTAAAAACTGGGGCCTGTTGGTTTCTTATGTCCCAAGTTTCAATTGTCCAAATCATTTCACCATTGGCTGTTTCTCTGGGCCTTATTTCCTCAAGCATGCCAGGCTCATCAGGCTTGCCAGGCAAAGCCCTCATGGTTCTGATGGTGTCTGGGCTTACTGGCCGATAGCTGATCTGGTTTGTGTCTGTGTGCCAGTCAACGCGGATCAATGACTCGCGAATTGACAAAGCCCACAGATCAAGGGTGGCCCTGATTGGCCACAGTTTTGATGTAATGATTGCAGACAAATCACCCTCATAACCATCAAGGGTGACTGTGGGCTGTTCAATGTAAGCAGTGCTCAACTGCTGCCAAATCATTCTAAAGCTGTTGCGCGATAGGTCAGGGTGGATGGTTAGATCTGCTGAAATGTTTTGCCCAAACATTTGCCTGATCTCTTTTATAACATCATCCCTGTGTTGCCCTGTCAAAAGCCTATATCTAAGCCCTTGCTGCTCCCACCTTTGCAGATCATAGGCATTGTCTGGCCTGTACTGTGTTGGTAT